ACACCAGCACCTGGAATATTTGCTATCGGATTTACACCAGCTTTATACAAAGTATCTCTTTGCGCTTTAGTGGGTGAAAATAATAACGATGTTATTCCAAAGTATTGACCTCTTCGAGATCCTGCAGGTGAGAACCATGGAGCTCTATTAAGATCGGTTGCTGCCATGATGCCAGCTGTAGATGAAGCGGCAGGTAAGTTAATAAACTGATCATTAAACTTATCAAATACTTTTAAGAAGTTACCGTCCATAACTAAATAAGACGATTTTGTAAAAGTATCTGCAGTAGCTACAACGTTTGTTACGATGGTAGATGCACTTGTTTGATTAACTATATCGTTTCTTGCAGGTGATGCAACAACGATACAATCTTTTCTAAGTGACGCTGCAGTTGCAACTAGATCGTTAACTACTGTGGTATGATCGGCTCGTGCAATCATTGAAGGTGCTATTAAGAAATCAATCTCAACTTGATCTTTATCTTCAAAAAGATCAAAGCCTGTTAAAACGTTTGCAGTAGATAAACTTGCAACGTCTACACCTTTAGCAAAGTTATAATCGATATCAATATTAGTAGTACCTGTAGTTTTAGTGTAATTATCACCACTGTCTATATTAGTACCAGCTCCAGCACCTTCAAAATCTGAATCAAAGTCTATTAACCACGCATACTTTGATGTATCGTTAATAACGTCTTTAACAAAGATATTAGATCCTGCAGTTGTCTTTGCATTTTTACCTAAAGATAAGAATGCGTATCTTTCTAATAAAGTTCCTTGTGTTCCTGTAAATTTTCCCTGTTTGTCTATTATTGCAACATGAACTTCGTCATTAGTTGCGTTATTTTTTGTAGCAAAATCTGATGTACCAGGTGCTGCATCAAATTCATTCTTATACGCCCACTGATTGAATGCAGAATCATTCGCTGAATGTGGACATATTGATACTTGTAAACTATTTCCTAATGCTCCAGGATATTTAGCAACAAAAGTATGCTTATCAGAATCTAACGCAGATAATTGTGCGTCGAAGTCTGTTCTGTTCTTAACTACTTCTGATGGTAAAGTACCATCACTATCAGTTGCTCTTTGACCTGTAGTTGAACGTGCATTCTTTGCTGTACTATCTATAATTCTTACTAGTTCAAGAGCATTTGAGTACCTTAGGAAGAAAGAAGCTCTATGAAAAGATATAGATGTTGCGGAATCTGGTGATGCAAACTTATCTACCAAATCAGCTTCATCGCTTACTCTTACTCTTTCTTCAACAGTACCCCATCTTGAATTAATGATAGTAGCGCCTGTGGTTGACTGGACATTAGGCACGCCTCCAGTTAAGTCAATTTCTCTGACTACAACCGCTGGTGATTCGGATGGATTTGAGAGTGCCATTTTATTTTCCTTTAATTATGAGTTAACATTATACGAATATTCAATTGTTCTTACCATTATTTATAATATTACAAGTCTCTATCGTATTCTATTGCCCATGGGTGATCGTCACTTGGTTCTATTCTTTTAACAATTTCGTTTCCATCGTTTATAAAACCAAAAGGTACTATGTCGTCTTCGATCTCTTTTAGTTTTTGTTTGAATATCATATCTTTAATATTAATATCTGTTAGGTTAGAAAAGTAAGACGATGAAACAAAATAACCAAACATAACTAAATTCATAACTAAGTCATCATGATTTCCAACTGCAGCCTGATACGTCTGCCCTTTAGCCTCGAACGTAGATATTTCTAATATTGTTTGCTCGTCTACGACAACCATTTTGTTATTTTCTAATAAATCTTTTAGTGCGCTACAACCAAGTCTTTTTGATTTTCTATTAATATCTACACCAACTGCATTCGCTTTAACGGCAGATTCAACATGTACGTTCTCATATTCTAAATCATAATATAAACCGTTACATACGACTGATCCTTGGTCATTTGACTCAACAATGCAGTAAGCTTTGTTGTAGACGTTGGCATACTTATATATAATATTAGGGAAGAGTAATGGAGAGATAGTATTATTGCGATACACAACTACCTGCTCAAAAGGTCTAACGTTAATATCGATTAAAGAGAAAGATGAATAGTCCTGTCCTCTTCCCTTAGATACATCGGCGACTAAGATGTATTCATGATTCTTAATAGGTTCCTTATAAATTAAACAGTCACCGCCTTCTAAATATCTTTTTGGTGGCATTGCTCTTAGTTCTAATAATGTTTGAGCATTAACTAAAGTATTTCCTGTTCCAAAGAAAGTGTTACCGAATTCTTGATCAAACTGTATCTGCGAGGTATTGTTAATAGTTTCTTCTTTCCATTTCTCATCACGGCCCGGAACATCATGCCAATCGACTCTAAAATTATTATACTCATTAACGCCTTGTATAGACCCTTCCCATATCTTATGAAAAGTATTACCTATTCCATTCGCGGTAGAAGTGACTATAATTTTTGTATCGCCACCTGATGATATAACAGGATAAGTTGAAGTATAAAACTCAGCAGCACGTTCAACAAAAGCGAACTCGTCTAAGTATAGTAAGTTAATAGAAAGACCACGAATCGAAGATCCTGTAGTAGCAGCTGCTATAATTCTACTATTATTACTAAAATCAATGTTAGACTTATTAAGAGCCTTAACACCTGGTTGTAGAAAGAAAGGAATGTTTTCAAGCATTATAGTTATTCTTGCCAGCATCTCTCTTGCAGTTGCGCCTTTGTTAGCTAACACTGCAATAGATTTTTCAGCCTGAAACAATGCAAACCAAAGTAAGTAACCACATGCTGATATAGACTTACCAGATTGACGACATGCCAAGACGACGTTAAATCGGTTACTTTGAAACTGATTAAACATTTTCTTTTGATAAGGATATAATTTAAAAGGAACTAAACCTTTATCGAGTGAAATAATTTTTGCATACTTTTCCACAAAGTACACTGGATCTTTCATACACTTAGCGTATTCAAGTACCTCCTCATGTGTAAAATTAGAGGTGATACCATCTTTTTTAATATTTGGATTACCTAGATAATTTTCATTCCGGTTTTGGAGTGACATTCACTATTTCCGATTCATTCTTTAGTAGCTTTTGAAGCTCAGTCGTAGATCCTACAAAAAGATTATTAGTTGTATTTGCAATCTTTTTGATTTCATCTTTCTTATCTATTTCTTTTTTCTTCTTATTAAGGTCCATTAGTCTATCATTCACATCAGAAATATTTTTAATCATTCCTGATAGTACTTCGAAAGCTCTAGGGTGTTCGCTTTCGCGCGCGACCTCTATCATAAGCTCAAGACTTTGCTTGCCTTTTTCCACGAGTTCATAGTAAGTGTCTCGAGAATACTTGTAGTCGTTATCAATGTTCTTTTCTTCTGGAGGAAAGAACTTTTTCATATCATCACTCATTTAGTGTTACTAACTCTCGATTTTTTAAATGTTGCTCTTTGATGTGTGTTTTAGATTGTCCTAAGTAAGCAGCGGCATGATGCTTCTCAACCATATAATCATTTATAGACTGATCTGCGTAATTAGTAGTTCTCCATAACTCACCTAGTATCCTTCCAAACTTACCGGTAGCGTCTTTATGCGTTTTAAGTATGATACCGCCTTCATCATCTAGCATGCCAGTTAAAAACTTTTTTGCAGCCAGTCCATATTTTTTTTCTTCTAAGTCACGAGTTCTTGACTCTGGAGTATCTATTCCGTATAATCTTACTCTTTCTTTATGTAACCAAACGCCAAAACCTAAATCGATATCTACATCAACTGTGTCACCGTCTATTATCTTTACTACTTTACATCTGTATTCATACATTTTTTAACTCACACTGTCTAATATATTGGTTGAAAATCCAAAAGTACTATCATCAAGACCAATAATGTTCGATGGATTAGGAGTAACAATTATTGTTTCTAATCCTACGTCAGAATCATTAAGACCTGCCTTGATGTCAAATACTTTTGCTCGGGCATCACGTATGATACCAGTATTTGTTATCGGACCATGAAAACTTAATTTCATTTCAAAGTCCAAACTATAAATTATTGTTCTTCTTTGTTCCATTGCTCCTTCGAAGTCATCAGAAAAAGAAACACCTTGTATGATAACTTGTATGTCTTCTTTAAAAGTAGGATATTCTGTAGCAAATGGTTTTATGGTCAATGCGTATTGTGGATTAAACGTTGGTAGTATCTGTTCTACTATCTGTAACGCATCGTCTTGTGACTTAGCATACGCATTTAATTGAAAGTTTATTGAATAAGGAACTGGATTAAAAAAACGTTGTCTCTTAGTATTTTCTCCGGTTGAAGCATTAGTTGTAAAGTTTCCAACTTTTGCTAACTGTCTTTGTGCGTCATATGATATCGAAGTGATCTCAAAGGATAATCTTGGTAACTTAATTGCGACTTGCGTGTCTTCAGTTAAGTTAGGATTTTCTCTTATTCTTTCAAGATACTTTTGTTTTGGCGCGTATGATAGTGGAACTTTAAGTTGGCTTATAACAGCACCAGATGAGTTTTGTCTCACTACGTATATATTGTTAAAAAGCCTGCCGAACAGCGCTACCGCTTTTTTAGTTTTAGAATGATAAAAGTGTCCACCAAACATCAGTTGTTACTCACATCGCCAAATGGATTAGACTCGCTAAAATCAATAAAGTCTGCTCCTGTTGAAAATTCTGTATTTTGTTCGTTGTTCGATAATTGATTATCTTCAACTACAAGCGTTATAATACCACCGGCTCCAGATTTTAAACCTATAACATGCTTGTTAGCAGCAAAGGTGTGATACTTACCGTCATCGGCACCTGCATGAATAATATGTAGTTTATCATCTGAGTCTGAATACTTAGCAACCTCACCACGCATTATCGTCGTACCGCTTGGACTCGTTATAGCTTCTCCAACTTGAAACGTAGTAGGATTAGGATCGGTAAATTTTATAGTAGGACTCGAATATCCAGTACCAGGGTTAGTTAAAGTTAATCCATTAACCTTACCGTTGTTACTATCAATCGTAGCGACTATCGCGGCTCCTACGCCTGTTGAGTCAATTACTGTGACAGTTGGTGCGTTAGTAAAATAATTGTTTCCACTATCAGTGATGTTAAGAGTTTGTAGCACACCAGAACTTAATGTTGCAGTCGCTTGAGCACTGTCTCTTGTATTATCAAGAGTTAAGATATACTTGTAAGCATACTTACTTTCAAGATCATCGAGTACGTCAATACCAGTGTCCATGTCCTCGCCAGTGTACTCGTATAACTGGCATCTCATCTTAAAGACTGGAAGGTTACTTAACTGATAAAAAGGTTGTTCATGCTCTACGTGTGTTATTTGAAAAAATGATTTACTTAAAGGAAGATATATTACGTCGCCTTCAGCCGGTCTTTGTACTGTAATCTCATTATCGTATCTTGCGACAGTGTCAGCCCATCTTCTTCTTGATACAACAAAAGTAGCCTCGTCTCTTATCTCAACACCAAATCTTGTAAATAAGTCACCTTCACCTTCGAAGCCTTCGGTGTTCTCAATATACATTTCTATCATATAAGACGAGTTAAAGCTTGATACAGGATCGTCACCAAGTATCTTATCTTCATTTACGATATCACGAGGAAGGTAGTACACATTTTGGCCGTAAGCTTTTAATGCCTCAATGACTATATCTTCATAGAGGTTCTGCTCTGATCTTACTTTTTGACTGAAGTATAAATTAGTTGCCATATCATCCTACGAAAAAGTCTGGTGGAAATTCGTGTTCTAGTCTCAAGTTTTCTCGAAGAGTCGCTATCTCTCCGGTTGCATCATCATATATCTGTCTTCCATTTAAAATGACTCCTCCGGGTAACTGCATGCCTTCAAACTTAACTAAGTTCATACCCCACTGTTGTTTGATCAAAGCGGTAGTGTATTCCTTAACAAACATATCGTTGAATATTGATGTATGATCACTGTCATTGACTTCTGAATAAACTTCAGCTACGATAAAATCACCTTCCTTAATGTCACCATCAGCAAAATCTCCAAAGATATATAACCTGTTCTGTCTTCTTGCAAACTGAACCTGTGGATGACCGTTAAGTTTCATATCCAAAAGCGATAAATATTGTTGCATTTGCTCATAATACGCTAGGTCTCCAGCAAAATTCATTAAGTCAGCAATGTCGTTTAGCATCATCTGATACTTGATATCAAAAAAGTTTCTTGAGTTATTGAATGAACTCGTAAGAGGAAACATTTTTGAAACAAACAATATGTTACTCGCTAGAGTGATATACTCGTTGGCAACATCAGTAGCAGTGATTTGATGTTTAAGATAAGTTCTTATAGTAGCATCAGAATGAAACTCGCGATAATACTGTAACGCTTCGTCTACACGATCTTCCACTTGATCTTCGTCAACATTGACTTCAATAACCGGATCACCTAGACGTCTTTTACAATAGTCTATGAGAGTTGCTCTTGAATTAGGTACTGCCATTTTTAAATCCTTTTAGTCTATTTATAAGGATTAGCTAGCTCCAGCTAACTCCACTAGCTGTTGTTGGTGTTTTCATTGCTGCTATTTGTGCAGCGATACCATCTTCAATGCTCTTAACTTCATCTGCACCTAACGCATCTTTTGCCCATTGAATCGCATCAGTCTCTTTAATATCTTTATATGCTATAAAAGATTGTGATCCTAGTGTTACACCTACTGATCCATATGATGATCCGGTATTTCCGTCAGCATCTGTTTCGGATGCTGTCCAGTGAATAGTTGTTATCACATCAGCTTTATCGCCTTGTGCTATATCTCTATCCATTGAGTTTACTTTCCATATTACTGCCATTTTATGCTCCTTCTAGGGTTGTTATTCATTTATCCACAGTACAATGCACAAGGCACAGTATAGCTCC